TGACTCTTCCCCTATGGCTTACGATTTAATTCATGCGGTTGGGCACTATAGCACCGAGGTGCTTAGAGATATACAAGAGCTGCATCTTCATGACTTCGGTATTTATATAGAACTATATCCAGATGAAGAAGAAAAAGCTGTATTAGAACAAAATATTCAGACCGCTTTATCTGCTGGTAAGATAGACATAGACGATGCTATCGACATACGAAACACAAGAAATGTTAAACTTGCATCACAGTTACTTAAAGTTAGAAAGAAACGTAAAGAACAAAAAGACCAAAAGATTCAGCAAGAAAACATTAAAAAGCAGTCTCAAGCAAACGCTCAAGCAGCTCAGGTAGCAGAGCAAAGCAAGCAGTCGACTATACAAGCTCAGTCACAGGCAGATGCACAGATAGTTCAACTAAAAGCAGAGCTAGAGTTACAAAGACTACAAGCGGAAACAGAGGCTAAGTCAAGACTACTACGTTTGCAAAAGGAGTTAGAGACAGGACTAGTAGATAAACAATCGAAAGCGTTAGCCGAAAGAGAGTCTCTAAAAGAAGATAGAAAAGACCAGAGAACAGCCAAACAGGCGTCTCAACAATCAAAGTTAATTCAGCAAAGACAGCAGGATTTAGACCCTATTGATTTTGACGGGCAAGACTCTACGGGGTCAGGAATGCGTTCAATAACAGGCATCTAGAAAATAACTATCTTTGCACTATAAATTTAATTAAATATGGAATGGAAACTAAGAGCATTGGATGCGGATGGAAATCCTATTGAACCAAAGCAGGAAGTAACACAAGAGGCAGAGCCTCAACAAAATGTAGAAGAAAATGGGGACATACGGCAAGAAGAGCAAAAGCAAGAAGACATCGTACAAGAGCAAAGCGAAAGCCAAGCCGAAGTCACGGAAGAAGTAAATAGCGCAGAAACAGCGCCAACAGAATTAGATGACAACTCTATATTAAGTTACCTCAAAGAGAGGCACAATAAAGAGTACGAATCTATAGACGTTCTTTTAAATAACGAAACAAAACAGCAATCTGATATTCCTGAAGATGTGTCTAAATATTTGGACTACAGGAAGAAAACAGGACGTTCATTCGAAGACTTTGCTAATTTGCAAAAAGACTGGGGACAGGTAGACGACAACAGTGTTATGAAAGAATACTATCGTCAAACAAAGCCCCATCTTGATTCGAGTGAGATAGACTACTTGTTAGCTGAGCAGTATAGTTATGATACTGATTTGGATGACGAGAAGGATGTTAAGAAAAAACAGATTGCTTACAAAGAAGAATTATACAAGGCTAGAAACCACTTTGAAAGTCTTAAGGAACAATATCAGGTACCGTTAGAGTCTAGCGCAACCGAGGTTTCAGAAGACTACAAGGAGGCTCTAAACTTTTATAATGAATATAAGAAGGAGAATGATCGAGTATCTAAACTCACGGAGGAAAGGACAAAACATTTTAGAGAAGGCACACGATCCCTATTTAATGACGAGTTCAAAGGTTTTGAATTTAGTGCAGGGGATAAAAAGTTTTCTATCAAGCCATCAGATATTCAGAGTGTAATGAACACACAGCTTGACGTAAATAATTTTTACAAAGGGCACCTGGATGAAAATGGTACGGTTAAAGACCTATCTAAGTACCACAGAGACTTTTTCGCTGCTACCAATGCAGACGCTATATTTAAATACGCATATGAGCAAGGTATGGCAGATGCAACAGAGGGTATCGTAAAAGAAACTAAAAACGTCGATATGGACGTAAGAACAAATACAATAACAGATCAAAGTGGAACAAAATTCCGTGTAGTCGAAAATAGCGATCAATTCTCATTCAAGATTAAAAAGAGATAACAAACCTATTAAAAAGATTATACGATGAGTGTAACAATGACAGGAGTAGGCGGTGCATTAACACCTGCTCCATCGAAAGCAACGCTTTCAAGCAATTATTTAGGGTCAGCTATTGAGTTTACTTCTCAGTACTTACCCGATGTTTATGAAGCTGAATTTGAAAAGTATGGAAACCGTTCTGTATCTGCCTTTCTAAGATTGGTAGGAGCAGAGATGCCTTTTCAGTCTGACGTGATTCAATGGGCAGAGCAAGGACGTCTTCACTTAGCAGTGACTGGCGCTACTCGTTCTGGTAACATTATCACATCTACTGGACACCCTTTCCGTTTGAACCAAACTGTAATTGTAACTGATGGAACTAACACAGATAAAGCAATTATTACTGCTGTTAACGCTAACGGTAACGCATTTACTTTAGGTTCTTATTCTGGAGCTAACTTGCCTACTGCATTAGCAACTACTGCTTTAAAAGTATATGCATTTGGTTCTGAATTTAAGAAAGGTACTGCTGGTATGGCTGATAGCCTTGAGGCGCCAAAAGACATCTTAACTAACAACCCAATTATCATTAAAGATAAGTATGAGGTTAACGGTTCAGATATGGCTCAAATCGGATGGATTGAAGTGACTACTGAGAATGGTGCTACAGGATACCTATGGTACTTAAAATCAGAGCATGAAACTCGTTTACGTTTCGAAGATTACCTAGAACTATCTTTAATTGAAGGTCGTCCTGCTGCAACCTCTTCAGGTGCTGCAACTGCTGGATACAAAGGTACTAAAGGTTTATTCTACGAAATCGAAAACCGTGGTAACATCGCTACAGGTTCAATCGATGACAGAGGAGATATCGAAGAAATCATCAAAGTATTAGATAAAGAAGGAGCAATCCAAGAGAACGTAATGTTCGTTAACCGTAGTAAGTCTTTTGAGATTGACAAAGTGTTAGCTGCACAAAACAACTCTGGTGCTTCAACTGCATCTTACGGTTTATTCGATAACGAAGAGGATATGGCATTAAATCTTGGATTCAAAGGATTCAACTTAGGCTACGACTTCTACAAAACTGACTGGAAATACTTAAACGACCCAACTACAGGAGGATTAACTTCTGACGTTGACGGTGTTTTAGTTCCTGCAGGTACTACTACTATTTACGATCAAGTATTAGGGAAGAACGCAACTCGTCCTTTCTTACACGTAAAATATCGTAAGTCAGAAGCAGAAGATAGAAAGTACAAGTCTTGGGTAGTTGGTTATGCTGGAGGAGCTTCTTCTCGCGACCTTGACGCAATGCAAGTACACTTCTTATCTGAGCGTGCACTATGTGTACACGGAGCAAACAACTTCGTAATGATGAAGTAATCTAAATCGGGGGGATGGGACTCCTGTCCCCCTTTTTTATTTTAATATAATTTTAATACAATGGCAAAAACAACTACGGTTGCCCAACCTAAATGGGAAGTAAAAGAAAGAGTGTATATACTGACGGGAGACAGACTTCCAGTTAACTTCTTACTACGCTCTAAACACTCAAATAACAAACCTTTACAGTGGTTCGACCCTGATTTGCAGATTTCAAGGTCAATGTGCTACGCTACAAACCAAACGTCTCTATTCGAAGACGAGCAATCTGGGCCTAGAACAACACCTGCAATCGTCTTTGAAAATGGTTCATTGGTCGTGCCTGCTGAAAATGTACAACTGCAAAAGTTTTTATCACTATATCACCCTGATAACGGGAAAGAGTACACTGAGTATGACCCCAACTTGGAGGCTGCTCAAGACATTGCTGTAGAGGAGGCTATGATAGACGCACAGAATGCTGTACGTGAACTTGACATAGAAGAGCTAGAGGCTATAGCTAGAGTTGCTCTTAAGGGGGAAAACGTATCTACAATGACGTCAAAAGAAATCAAGAGAGATATGTTGGTGTATGCCCGTATGAATCCTGATGAGGTGATGCAACTTATAGATGACGAGAATATCTACAATAGAAACATCGCTGTACGTGCGGTAGAGATGGGTATCCTTGCTATACTGGATGATAACCAAACCGTTGTGTGGAACGACAAGAAGAAGGCTAAGATAATGACAGCACCGTTTGGACAAAACGTTTATTCTGCGCTTGCTTCGTTCTTTAAAACGGATGAGGGGTTAGATGTGTTAAAGGGAATAGAAAACAAGCTTTAGTCCATATATATAGATTTTCCTTAACACGGGGGGTGTCAGAAACATGGCACCCCTTTTTTTTGTATTTTTGTCATATGATTGATCACGTAAGAAGAACAGTATTAAGCGTACTCAACAAGGAGAACAGAGGTATCCTGACAGTAGACCAATTCAATGCATATGCAAAACACGCACAGCAGTTATTGTTCGACCAACAGTTTAGCGAATACACAAGACTGAGTGTACTTAAGAATATGAACAGGTTGTCTAGAGACCAGGGGGATAAATTGTCCATGCTTCGATCTAACATAGATAAATTTGTAAAGACCTCTACCATATCACAGACAGGGGGATATTACCAAAAGCCAAACGATATGTACTCACCTCTGACGTTAGTATATGATGGCAAGTTGTTGGAGTATGTGCCAAAGCACAAGGAGATATATTTAGAGTCTTCTAACGTATCAGGCCCATCTGAGTTGTATCCAGGATACTGTGACGAAAATAATTACTGGTATCTAAAACCAAGTACACTAGACGGCTCTCTAAATGCGAACTACATTAGAAATATAAAAGACCCTAAGTGGACCTATGTTGTGGTTGGCGAAGACCCACTATATAATCCATCAGCGGCAGACCACCAGGACTTTGAGTTGGAATTAGATAGCGAAACAAGCTTAGTTATCGAGATACTCAAACTTTCAGGTGTTACAATCAGAGAACAAGAAGTAACGCAGGTTGCTACTCAGATAGACGCTGTTGAGACACAAAAAGAAAATTTATAATAGATGGCACTAACCGATCAGCAATATTACACGGATAGAGACAACTGGGGTGGCAACCAGTTTGCGCTCCTAAAAGATATCATAAACAACTTCATGGCGTTCTATGTAGGGGACGGTAAGATTATAAATGATGTGTCTCGATTCGACGTAGTATTCCATGCCAAAAGAGCGCTACAGGAGCTTCATTATGATGCCTTACGTGACGTTAGAGCGCTTGAATTAGAATTACCTGAGGATTTAAACCTAGAGCTTCCAAAAGACTTTGTGAGGCTTATTAGAATGTCCTGGGTAGACGGACAAGGAAAGCTCAGACCACTTATGGTAGACCCTGATAGTCGTATAGCTAAAGCGTATCTACAGGACGACAACTATGATATTATCTTTGACTCAGACGGTGCAGCTACAGAGGGTACTACTGTGATAGATTTAAACATCAACAACGCCTCATCTGCAGGGAGTCAGTATCAGTTAGATTACACAGACTACGATATATTCGGTGGACGTTTTGGCATGTTCACAAGTAAGGCTAACGTAAACGGAACTTTCACGCTTGATAAGAACCTTGGGTATGTAAGATTCAGCTCAGAGGTAAAAGGTAAGGCTGTAGTCATTGAATACATAACAGATGGCTTAGCGTACATGGAGGAGGACGAGCTAAAAGTAAATAAGCTTGCAGAAGACTTCATGTATAAGTATATTGCACATAACGTCATAAAGCACAAGTTTGGCGTACAAGAATACATTGTAAGAAGACTCAGAAACGATGAGTTTGCGGCTCTAAAGAACATGAAGATAAGAATGATGGATATACATCC